TAAGTAACTTTTGTAGTTCCTCACGGAGTTGGTCGAGCGTTAAAGCGCTGTCTTTGGCTTCCTCATCTAATTTTTTGGCCCAGCTAGAAAGCCATGATCCGCCCCGCTTCAGAAGCAGTGCAAGGCCGCCTAACGCGCTGACGGCAGTAACTGCCAACCATGTTACTTGCGCAACTGTCCCTTGGGCCATGGTGCCGAGCAGGCTAGTTGCCAAGGTCGAAGCGAAGAGTAAAGGCAAGAATTTCGCCGTGCCGTCAGCTAAGCTGGCTCCAGTATTTAGGCGACGGCTATACGATCGCAGCGCCTTAGCCAGTTGCTTATCATCATCGGTAGGATCTTTGCGCTGTATAGCCCTAGAGATTTCCGCAAAAAAGGCGCTGCTCAAGCTATCTTGGCCTGCCCATTGCCACGGGTTGAACTCTATGACCTGAGATCCCTCGGTCGCCTCTAGGTGATCCAACGCCATGTTTTTGATTGAGGTTTTTCCGCTACCCCAGGCCCCTGTCAGGCTGATCACAAGGCTTTCCTGGTTTTTCCAGGAACTGATAGCCAGTGCTAGGCGCTGAGAGAACCCTGCGCGGTAGAGGAGGTCGTTTTGCTGCTTCTTGATCGGTAGATCATCGGTGAATTGCAAGTCATCGTTGGTCATTGGCTGCTTCCTGGCAGGCTAGATATCAGGCGGGGTAGGTGTGGCCAGTTGACCATGCTGGGCGGTTACTATTTTTAGTTGCCTGCGGCCCCGCAACGCGGCTAGCGAAACAGACGATTTGGTCTGAGTGAGACCATATCGTCTGTTTCGACCAGTCAGCTAAATGGAACTTGGGCGTATGTCCGTTCCATTCTGAGTACCCGAAATCCTGAATTTTTGGGTTTCTCCTGAGCTGACCTCGGCTGCCGTTTCCTTCACAGGCTGACCGATCTGCATTGCACAGAGGCCGTTGCCTTCGTCATCGCCGGCGATGCCAACGATATGCCGACCTGGCTTGACCTTGAATTTCACAATTTCGCCGGTGTCCATGCGCGCGACCTTTTTTCCGTCGATGAGCACGGTGGCTAAGCAGCCGCCAGACGCCCAAAAACCATTGTCTCGACTAACTGCCAGTGTCGCACCACCAGCAACGTCTGACTGATAGGCGTAGACCCTGTCGGCAGGCACCCGCTTTGCAGAGCCAGGCGCTACTGGTGTGCTTGAACATCCAGCCAGTAGTGCGAAGGTGACGGTGGCGAGCAAAATCCTGTGCATTTTTCTTCCTCAGTGGTTGATGGATCACTTTATACCAGCCCCCCTACATCTGGTCTTCGGCGTAAATCGCGGCGCTGATGATCGCACCACCAACTCGGCGCTTGCCGTAGCACAACGGGACCGGGTTGCCGGAGGCGGTGGTATTCTTGGCGCTGCCAAAGGCGTAGCCGGGGGTGTTCTCTGGCGCGGCGCTGGTCTTGAGGCCGCCCGCCTGGGGGCTGAGCATTTGGATAACACCACCAGCAGCGAGAGCAATCCCAGGGGCAAGCGTAGCGCCGTTGGTGAACGGACTGGCCACGATCAATACAATTCCGATGATGGTCTGAAGTATCCCAGCACGCTTGCTGCCGGTGATCACGGGGACGACCCGTATCTCCCTGGCTCCGCCGAGTGTCAACTCAGATTCGCCAACATTCTTCCTGTTGCGGAAAATTGCGAACTCCAGACCGATGGAGCGTGCTCGCGCGATATCGCTTAGGAAACCTGGGTGATTCACATCTATTGCCCTCAGCGCCTCCCTGGTGTCGCCATGAGCGGATAGGGCATAGGTGTGTCTTCGGCCGTACTTTTTGGCCAGGGAACCGCTGAGCAGAATGGTTGTGCGCGGTGAATATTCGATGGCAGTCATATCCGATCCTCAGCGTAAATAGCAGCGCTGATGATCGCGCCACCCCAGCGGCGATGGCCGATGCAGAGAGGTACGGGCAAGCCCGATGCCACGGTGTTTTTTGCACTACCAAAAGCATAGCCAGGAGTGTTCTCGGGCGCGGCGCTGGACTTCAAGCCCTGGGCTTGCGGGCTCAACATCTGAATTACGCCGCCGGCGGCCAAGGCGATACCCGGTGCAAGGGTTGCACCATTTGTGAAAGGGCTCATAACGATCAGTACAGCCCCTATGATCGTTTGCAAGATACCGGCCCGCTTACTGCCGACGACCACGGGTGCGATGATAATGTCGCCATCGCCTTGGTAGTTGAGTTCACTCTCCCCGATGTTTTTCTTTCCTCGGAAAACGGCGAACACTAGTCCGCGTGACCTGGCGTTTGAGATGAATCGCTCAAGGCCGGGAATCTGCACGCACAGCGCTTTCAAGGCTTCCGCTGGCGTTCGCACTGCAAGATCGTAGGACCTGCCGAACTGCCGGAGCTGCCCGTAGAGTTTAATGGTGGTCATAGGGGAGTTATCGAATGCTGTAGCGGCCATGGGGCCTCCTATACGGTGATCGAAGGGGCAGATAGCCCAAGGCGAACGGCGAGCAGTGCGCGCGACATATGCGCCTGGTCGATGGTCAGCTGTTCCTGGCGCGGGTCGTAGTTCCACACCCGGTTGTAGATCGTTTCGCTTGCCCTGGCGCCGCGGAATGTTCCCCGCATAAGGTCCGCCGAAACCCGTGCTTCTTCCTCGGTGAAGTAGGGACCGTCGATGGTCACCTGCTGGCCGTTGCGGACTTGCTGGACCTCCCACACCAAGTAGCCTGCGTCTGGCCCTTGAATCAGTTCGTAGGGTTTGAATTTCTGCGTGTCGCACGCAAGGGTGAATCGCTCCTGGTACGTGGGTTTATGCTCCGCGGTGTGGGTGTCTTGATCTGTCATGGTTTCCTCTGTGCGCCGCTGGCGCTGATCATGGGCTGGCGCCCGGTGGTGTTGCTGGGTGTCGCGCCACGTTTTCGTGATTCGCAAAACGTGGCGCGGAAAATGGTCATTTGCCGACGATGCTCAGGGCGGGCGGTAGCTTTGGGCCGAACGGTGCGCCAGGGGCGAATGGGTCGGGTAGTTGGTCTTCTGGACATTCCCTGATGAACCGGATCATGGCGGCGTGGCAGGCGCGATACAGAGGGCCACCGGCGCTCCATTCGTGGCTCTTGCGGTCGGCGCTGTCCTCCAGTTGGGATAGGTAGGCCACTCCGCGAAGGCTGGTGTCACCGTCTGCGCTGGCCCGATCGCGATGTACTGGGTTGACGCCGAGCAGGTCGCACATCTGGTCGAAGCCCAGCGCCTGCGCCAGCCCCTCACGGTCGAACATCAGTGAATGGCCAAACCCAGCAAGTGCGCTCCACGCTCCACTGCGGACAGCCTCTTGGTGTTCCTGGGCTCGCTCCTCCAATTCAGCAATTGCTTGCCGGGTGAAGGGGAGAAACGCTTTCAACTTGCCCGCCTGCCGGCGGAGGGCTCGCCGCTCACTGCGGATAACTTCGAGCTGGTCAGCAATGGCGCGACATATTCGCCGGGTGGTGATGAGCTGCGTGGCGGGGCTGATGCCGGGTTTCATACCGATGTTGCACAAGCGGGTGATAAGTCTGGGCGTCATTGGTGCGCCTCCATAGGTGTGGCGTCGTAGCTGGCGCGCAGGTCGGCGCCAGCCGTGCAATGGCGGCTGGTGGGTGCGTAGCAGATCCGACAAACCATGATGTGGTTGAGGTAGCGGTCACGGGCTTGTCGCCACTGAGGCGTGGCAGTGGCAGCGCTTGCATGTGGTCTTGTGATGAGCCGTGGAGTGCGCTCGACAGGGCTGGCCAGGACCAACCGCGGGCGAGGCCGGCCATCCACTTTTGGCGAGTCGACTCCGGCGATAGCTGGCGGCATGTGATTGAGCAGACCGGAAAGGAGGCTCATGCCGTCACCTTGACTCGATCACTGCTGATCCAATGTTCCTGTGATCTCAAAAACACCGGCAACAGCGGCAACAATGGCAACAGCCGCGTAAACCGTGGCCTCCAGGCGTTGCCGATGCTGCCAAACTGTTGCCACCGGTTTTTTACCGGCAACAGTGATAACCAAATGAAGGGAAAGTGCGGGTCTCTTATGTTGAAAATGAGGTGTGCGTTGCCAGTTGTTGCCACTTTTTTTATAGGGTGGCAACGGCTGTAAGCCACGCCCCATAAGGCCGTTGCCGGTGTTGCCACTGTTGCCAGTGATTCTAGGTTCCTGTGAACTTGGGCAATCTGGATTGCTGGTCTTTGAGTGACGTTCATGCGCAACCGCCTTCACGATCCATGATGTCTGGATCGATCACATAGAGACGCGCCTGGCCACCACCAGGGAGGCGGTAGTTTTTGGTTTTACGCTCGTTGTCACGGCGTGCGAGGACGTTAGCGCTCTCCAGAGCCTTGATGATGCGAGACAGGCCATAGCCGTGCGCCGCCTCGATGAGTGCTGGCTTGTTGAACAGGTACAGGCGGTTGGTGCCCACCAGCTCCCAGTAACCGGCCCGGTTGAAAACCTTGGTGTCAGGTGTCTGATCGTCGACGTCTGAAAAGCGGCTGCTACCGTGGCGGTCGATAAAGTCCAGGATGCCGGCAAGGATCTGTCGGTCTTCAGCGTTGCCGCTGCCCACCCTGCTGAGCCATTCGCCGTACAGCAAGCGGCAGTCGGCGAGGGCGGTACCCGGCACCCAAGGCAGCATCCCATAAGCGATTGCCATTTCACCGGCCAGTGCGATCACCGCAAACCGATCAGCTACGCGGCCGGCCTGGGCGTTGTCCTCCACAAAGCTGGCGCGTACTCCGGCGAAGTCTTCCAGCAGGCCGGCCCGGTCATCGCTCTCGAGCAGCTTCTCGACAAAGGCTGGCCCAAGGTGGCCGTGGTGGGCGCCGACCGCTACGGTGAGCTGCCGGTGAAAGTCCGCTCCCTCAAGCCCGTGCAATTCGTCGAAGGCTCGGTGCGTGCGGGTACCGGCGTTCACGTCGACCATGCGTAACTCGGCGCCAGCGTGTGCGGCATTGCCGGATATGGCCGCGTGTTCGGAAAGCGAGCGCTCGCCGCTGGAGAGCGTCAGCAGGCGCCAGCTCAATTTGGCGCGGCCTTCGCGCTCACGGGTCATGGTGCCTTTACCCTGGCCGTTGGCGAGGGAGTAGGCCATTTCCTGTACTCGCTTGGGATCAGCACGCTTGATCTCATCCAGGGGGAGGATGGTGTCATTGCGGCTCGACGCTTCGATCTCCAGGCCGCCCTTGGTCATGTCCCAACTGGCGGCGAACACGCCCGGGTCGCCCCATACAGACGACCCGATCAGTTGCGCCAGCGACTTGCCGCTCGAGCTATCGCCCACCAGGTGAACACCACCGCCCAGCACGCCCACCAAACTCAGCAGTGGGCCGGCCAGTGAGCAGCCGATCGCTAGTGTCAGCACCGGGTTACCCGCGCACTTGGCGGCTACCTCCGATTGCCACAGCGCCAGCTCGCCGCGCCGGCTGAAAAGTACCTGAGCCTTGTTGCTGGCCTGGTACCGCACATTGGCGCTGCCGATGGTTCGCCCAGGCAGCACGAACGCGCCCGACTCATGCCAGCCAGGCCGGCTGGTGGTGGCAAATACTTCTCCAGGATGCTGGTCGAGCAGGTACTCCATGAACGTGCCGCGTTTCTTGAGGGCGATAATGACGCCCATCCCGAACAAGGCGCGCCGGGCGTCCTCGCCGCTGCCGCCGAACACCTCCATGGCGATGATCCATTCCTTGATGCCGCCCTCCGTGACCAGGCGCAGCAACCGGCCCTCGCTGCCGTCGTCGCTGTTGGTGGTGCGAGCCACGACCGTTACGGGGCTGGAGATCCACTCATCGGTGATAGGCCGGTCGCCGTTATCACCCTCGGCGTCGTCCTGGTCGGCGGCGGCGCGTTTGAAGCTATGCCAGTAAACGCCTGGGCGCAGCTTGCGGCCCTTCTCATTAATCACCCAATGCTCATACACCGCCCAGCAGGGGCGATCTGGCGCAATGGTCGCGGCGTCCGGCCGAAGTTTGATCACGTTGGTGTCAGGCTTGGGTATAACAAAGATTGGATAGAGCGACAGCTTGCCCATGGCGATACCGACGAAATACGCGGTACCTA